ACCGCACACTATGCCACATATATAAATGATCAGGTAAAACAAACGGGAGCATTACTACAACTAGACTCTGCGAAACTGTAGTGGTAAGGTATTCATTAGATACCCTTTATCAAACCCTACACCGTAAGTATACCTGTTAGTCAAATATAAATCAAATAAGAATAGTTGATTCCTTCAATCTGTTATAAATAGAGTATAATGAAAATAAGTAGAACATTCTCAGATATTGACCTGAACTTTATACCGCATCCGGTAACGGGTGATATTGTCAAGAAATACGACGAATCTGCCATAAAAGCATCGATTCGGAACCTAGTATTGACCTCTAACTATGAGAGACCATTTCACTCTGAGATAGGTTGCCAGTTGCGGAATTTGCTGTTTGAACCAATGTCTCCAATTACTACCCAGTTGATACAGAATACAATTGCTCAGACTATCAAGAATTTTGAACCAAGGGCAATCCTGTTATCAGTGGTTGCCAGTTATAGTCCGGATAACAATTCTGTCTATGTAACGGTCAACTTTATGATTGTAAATACCACGACCCCACAGACTGTAAATATAACACTTGAACGGACGCACTAATTATGGCACAAGATAGCAAAAGAATTCTCGTAAGCGAGTTGGATTTTGACCAGATCAAGGCAAATCTCAAGACTTACCTCAGAGGTCAACCGGAGTTTACTGACTACGATTTCGAGGGTTCAGGACTTTCTGTACTCTTGGATGTGCTTGCATACAACACTCACTATAACGCACTTTACCAGAACTTTACCGTAAATGAGATGTTCCTGGACTCAGCGGGTAAACGCAACAGTGTTGTGTCCCGTGCCAAGGAACTGGGATATACACCGTACTCGGCAACCTGTTCAGAGGCAATAATTGACCTTACGATTACCAGTCCAACATCATTCCCATCCAGTCTAACATTACCCAAGAATGCATCATTCATCACCACAGTTGATGGTGAGACATACACTTTCTATACAACCGATGCTATCACTATTCCATATGCTGCCGGTTACAAGTTTACTGATGTCACTATCAAGGAAGGTACTCCGGTAACATTCAAGTATACGGTGGCATCTGGTGCCCGTTATATGGTGCCAAATAGTAATGTTGATATGAAGACCCTAGTGGTCCGTGTCCAGGAATCATCACAATCAACCGTGTTCCACACCTATACCCGTGCTGATTCTATTCTGAATGTATCTGGATCTGATCGTGCATACTTTGTCAAGGAAATTGAAAACCAACTCTATGAACTGAAGTTCGGTGATGGGTTGCTTGGTATGGAACTGTCCAATGGTAATGTGGTTCATATGGACTATTTCGTGACCAATGCTGCATCTACCAATGGTGCCAAACAGTTTACCTATACCGGACCAACCTTATTGAATGGTGGCACAACTATAACTCTGAAGAGTGCCGCATACAAGGGTGCCGATATTGAAAGTATTGCCAGTATCAAGTTCAATGCTCCCAAGGCATACACCGCGCAGAATAGAGCAGTCACTGCAGATGACTATCAATCATTGATCTATAATAACTTTCCTGCTGCTCAGTCTGTTGCAGTTTGGGGTGGTGAGGATAATGTACCGCCAGTTTATGGCAAGACGTTCATCTGTGTGAAACCACAGGGTGCAGACACATTATCGGCAGTACAGAAATCTGAGATCATAGATGACATACTTGGATCCCGCAATGTTGTATCAATTACACCGGAGATTATTGATCCAGAGTATATCAATATTGCTCTGACAACTACAGTGTACTTCAATGACCGTGAAACCACTCGGTCGCCATCTGAAATTAGTAGTCTAGTATCAAGCACTATTCTCGATTATAATGAGAATGACCTACAGAAGTTTGATGGTGTATTTCGGTTCTCCAAACTCAGTCGATTGATTGATAATACTGAACCTGCCATTGTGAACAATATTTCCACTATAGTATTGCATGTTACCTTGGCACCGAGATTCAATACCTATGCAGAGTATATTGTAAACATCATCAACCCAATCTATACTGAACACGTGGCAGAAAATGCTGTGAGTTCACATGGGTTCTATATACCAAACAGTACAGAAATACATTACCTGCAAGACGATGGAGTTGGTAATATTCAACTATTCCGTCATAACAATTCTGAGTTGGGGCAGCAAGCAGGTGCCACTGCGAATCATATTGTGGTGAATCCAACCATTGGTACAGTGGACTATGCAACTGGATATATCAAGATACAGAATTTGAATATTACTGCACTGGCAGAGTCAGAATTCCATATAATCATCAAACCTCAATCCAATGATGTGGTGTCTGCATTCCATCAGATTGCCCGTATTGAACCGTCACGGATGACAATAACTGCCATTCCAGATACCACATCCAATGGTGATCTACGTGCCGGACAGAACTATGTGTTCACCTCAAGTCGCTCATGACCGATAAAGTAAACATATCATCAATTGTCTCAAGTCAATTCCCTGGATTTGTTCGGGAAGACTATGAGGCATTTGTTGCATTCGTCAAGGCATACTATGAATTCCTCCAGCAGGATTATAGCACTGACCTAAAGACAATCAGAGATATCGATACCACTCTGGATGAATATGTAAAGCATTTCAAGAGTGAGTATGCATCCAATATTCCCTTTATACTTGCCAATGAAAGATTTGTACTATCCAATATCAAGGACCTAAATCTTGCCAAGGGATCTGAGGCATCATATAGACTACTGTTCCGATTACTGTTTGATAAGGAAATAGCAATAGGATATCCTGGTCAACAAATGCTCCGAGCAAGTGATGGGAGATGGGAGCAAAAAGTATCCATATTTGTGGAGAAAATCAAGGGAAATCCGGACGATATTGTAAATAAAACAGTGGATATTCTCAGTTCCACGGGTGTTATAAAGACACTAGTATATAACTACAAAGATTTGCAAATAACCATCGATGGTAAGGAAGTGTATGAACTTTCAATCAATCGGAGGTTTTTCGGTAATATAGCAGTGGGGGATCGAGTATTGTTGGATGGGACTTTCATTGCCCGTATTCTACCCACAATCTCAAAACTCATGATTACCCAGGCAGGTAAAAACTTCAAAGTTGGTGAGTTGTATAGCATTGGGACCACTGGCACTATATTGAAAATAGTGAAAACTGATAATGATGGGGCAATATTGTTTGCTCAGATTATCAATTATAGTATGGATCAACTGTATGTAGATGGGTTCACTTATCAGTTGGTGTCCAAGACTGATGAAGCAAAGAACCTTGGTATATCAGACTTCTCGGTCATAGTGCCTGGAGTTATCGAAGACAAAGACATTGGGTTAGAGGACGCAACCAGTGGATATACGGAATTCGGCTCACTGAATACGTACGATTACAATATCGACTCAGATCCAGCAGGTGAAGCATTCCCCCATAACTATGCCGGTAATTTGCTCAGAACATTTTCCACCTCCAATATCATCAGTACAATTGATATTGGTCTATTGGCATTTGTAGAGTTTGAACTGGGTGCAGTTTCGAAGTACCCTGGATACTATACCGCAAACAATGGATTCCTGGATGATGCTATGTTTATCCAGGACGGTAGATTTTACCAGATTTACTCGTATATAGTACGGGTGGATGAAAAACTCGAGGCATACAAGGCAGCAGTGAAGACAATGATTCACCCTGCAGGCACTGCTCTGTTCGGTGAGTATACCATTACAAATGAGTTTGATCTGAGTGCCGATCTAGAATCAATGTTGAAATCTCTCATTATCATTTTGAGAGATACCATTGCTGCTGCAGATGCCAAGGACCACTTTGATGTGCAAAAGGCACTTGGATTGGCAGGATCATTCAGTGGATTAGAATTAGCAGTACCCATTGAATCTCACGTAATTCATATGGATAAACCATTGACAGATTCAGTGACGATATCTGAATTGTCTGAGATTACTCCGGTGAACTTCAATGTTGATAAACTATTTGAAGAAAACACAGATCCAGTGGTTGATGCCAAGGATCACTTTGATGTCAGTAAGGCATTGGCAGAAACCCAGGCACTGAGTGATACACGCATACTTGCTGTTGATAAACCATTGGCAGATTCACTGACTCCTGCCGATGCCAAGGACCACTTTGCTGTTGATAAACCACTGACAGATTCAGTGACGATATCCGAAGTATCCGTGATTACTCCACTCAACTTCCAATTTGATAAGTTGTTTGAAGATACCACAGATCCAGTGGTTGATGCCAAGGATCACTTCATTATTAGTAAGGTATTGACAGATGTATTGGATGCACAGACAGACGATGATGTAATGCTATTTGAAAAGACATTGGATGGATATGATTCGATAACTCTATCTGATACTACAATGCTTTATTTGAACGGTGAAGCATTATACTATAAATATGATACAGAGGTAATACTTGATAGTGGCGGACAGATTTGGTTTGACAATTATTTAGACGATATGACCCTGTTTGAAAATGACGGGTCAAATGACTACATGGTAGGTAAGATAACATTTTAGTATAACATAGGAGAATAACATGAAATTGAATGAAAATCTAGAAATGAACGGTAAGTTATCCATCGTTGTCACAGGACAGGACGGATCGATCAAGCAAGAATTGGTTGTACCTAACTTAGTAGTGACAGTTGGTAAAGAGTACATTGCTTCCCGTATGGTTGGCACTGCTGCAACTGTTATGTCACATATGGCAATCGGTGCTGGCACTACTGCCCCTGTTGTTGGCAATACAGTAATGGAATCAAGTCTTGCCCGTGAAGCATTGACCTCATTCACAGCAAGCACAAACATAGTAACAGCAGTTGCGTCGTTCATCGCTGGTACAGGTACTGGTGCAGTTACTGAGGCAGGTATTTTCAATGCTGGTGTTGCTGGTACGATGCTTTGCCATACAACCTTCCCAGTAGTGAACAAAGAAGCAGGCGATTCAATTGCCATCACTTGGGCAATCACAGTTAGCTAATATAAATGTCAAATTCTACACTCATAAAGACTATCCTACGCAATTCAATTGCCGAGGGAATATATAAAGAAATCACAAATCGTAGTGGTCGATATTTCTATTTCCTGGGCAAAACTTTGACATGGAACGATGAACTATCACCTGTGATTCCGGTGGATAGTATTACATATGATAGGTCTACTAGAAATGAAATTATCACGGTCAAGGAAATTACTCCAACCGATATTTCATTTGTTATACCTAGATATGAATGGGTGTCTGGAATTGCCTATGACCAATATGATGATCAGTATAGCACTGAGGTTCAAGGTGTAAATCTAACTAACGGTGGCATTGAATATACAGCAGACCCATTTGTTTACATTGGGTCCAAGGGTTATATCAATTTTGCAATCTCAACTGCCTATAGTATTGGTCAATTGCTGAAATATGGGTTGAATTATTACGTGGTGAAAAGTAATGGAACATCCGGTATCAGTTATCCATCACATACATTGGGCACTGTTGTAAATGGCACTGTATCTCTACTGTATGTTGATGTGTACGATGCAAATGGATCTGATGCCACTGCGACCGCAACTCTGACCGATGGTGTTGTCACAAGCATAGACATAACCAATAGAGGCACAGGATATACATATGCTCCATCACTGGTTATTGTGGGTGAGGGAAATACCACTGAGGCACTTGCAACTGCAGTTGTTACGGTCGGAGCAAAATCCAGCAAGCAGAAGATTGAAGAGTGTGAATTTTATGTTATCACTGATGATCATAATGTGTACATATGCTTAGACAATAATAACAATGCCAATTCAACTTCTAAACCAGTTGATACAGACTTTGTTTCCCACGAATACCCAGATGGATATGTGTGGAAGTTTATGTATAACGTACCAATTGGATTACGCAACAAGTTTTTGACCACTGCATATGTTCCAGTGGTTACATCTATTCAGAATCAGTTCTACTCCAATGGCAATATACAGGTGGTTAGAGTTGATCAGGCAGGATCTGGATATACAGGTGGTACTA